GTAGGTACATTTGACGTAGATAGCAAAATAATCACTTTTAAGCGCGTTTATCGTGAAAAATGGGTAACTAAACGCGGGAACGATTTAGAGGAGCTTACAGGACACGAAACAACGTTTTTTGTTAATGACGTACCAAAGTCAAAAGGTGAGTATCAAACCAGTGTATCGGAAATGATTGATGAGAACATTTCTAAAATCATTTCAAATCCTTTGTACTTCAATGAAAAAATGAAGTGGGACGAGCGCAGGAAAATCCTTTCTTCAATGGCGGGCGAAATCAAAACAGATGAAATCGTTTCACAAATGAACGGCAACATCGATGAGCTTCGTGAAATGCTTTCCAAAGGTGATGAACTAAACGAGCAAAAGAAAGTCGTACAAGCAAAGAAAAAGAAACTTAAAGAAGAACTAGCAACGATAAAACCGCGAATTGATGAAGCACGCTATAACATGCCAGAACCAGTTGACGCGTGCGCAGTGCAAAACGAAATCATTTCCCTTGATGGTGAATTGAATTCAATTGATGAGCAAATGCAAAACCGATTGAAATCAGTTGAGAAATCACAAGATCAAGCGAAAAAAGTTCAGGAACAAAAATACGAGCTTCAAGGCAAATTGAATGAGCTTCAAAATGAGTTTAACCAAAGTGAAAAACAATACGCCTGGTCGATTCAATCGAAACGTGCGGAGTTAGAAAATGAGATTAAGACGCTTGTGCAAAGTTCATCGATAGATACTACTTTTGAGTTATCAGCAATTGAAAACTTAAAGGATAAAAATAACAAGTTGCGCAATCATTTCGCTGAAGTCAGCAATATGATATTTGACGAAAATTGTCAAGACAAAAATTGCCCAACGTGTAAACAATCACTTCCGGATTACGAAAGCAAAGTTGAGGAGCTTCGCAGCGCTTTTAATGTTGATAAGTTAAACCAACTCGATTCAATACGCGAGCAAGGTAAAAATAATAACTTATTGATTGAAAAGTATGAAGCTCAAATCAATAAAATAAATTCAAATAGAGATGTTTATTTAGCGCAAATCGAGCAAAAGAAAACGTACTTACAAGAGTTCGAAAAGTCAATCATTAGTGAACGCCCAGCGACAACACCCGAAATCGAAGCGTTAAAAGTGCAAATCGAATCAATCGTAATACCTTCAATTGAATTGCCAGACATTAGCGATTTGAGAGAAGCTAAGGCAACGATTACACAAGAAATTGACGCTAAGAAACAAACGCTAAACGTTGCTAATCAAATCGCAAAGACAAACGAGCGTATTGCAGAACTAGAAAGCCAACAACGCACGCTTGCGCAAGAGGTAGCGAGTTGCGAAAAGATTGAAATGCAGATTGATCAATACAACAAAATCCAAATCGAAACAATCGAGCAACGAGTAAACTCAAAGTTTTCAATCGTGAGATGGAAGATGTTTGACGAGCAAATCAATGGAGGACTTGCCGACACGTGCGAAGCAATCGTAAACGGAACACCATTCAATGATTTGAATACCGCGATGAAGTACAACGCAGGACTTGACGTAATCAACGCGCTAAACTATCACTTTGGGATTTTTGCACCTGTATTCATTGATCAACGCGAAAGTATTGTGTCATTGATTAAGACCGAGTGCCAGGTGATTAATTTGAAAGTTGATGAAAGTAAGAATGTGTTAACAGTAATAAACTAAACAACAAGAACAATGAAGACAGCAGTAAGTCAAATGATTAAAGAACTTCAAGAGAAATTTCCAAAAGAGATGGGAGATATGTATGAAAGAAATCAATTGTTGCTTGAAGATATCGCTTTGAGAGCCAAAGAAATGGAAAAGGAGCAGAACGAAAAATACAACGAACTCAAAGAAGTGATTGAGGACATGATTAAACATCTTGACGAAGGAATACACTTGACGCTGAGAAAAGATAGCATTATTGTCGAGGCGCTTCGAAATAGTATTAATAAAAAATAGTTTAATTAACTATAAAGTTTTATATTTGTAAAAACCAATAAATAAATAAATATGTCAAAAACAGAAAATGTGCAACCTGCAGTTGCAAAAAAATCAGCAAGTGAACGATTTACACAAGCAGTCGTAAAAGAGTTCGAAGGGTCAGTTGGAAAAATGGATTTAACACCATACCAACAAAAGTTAATCAACAACTATTTCATTAAGCTCGATCAAGGTTTGGCACTTGCCGAAACGAAGCGAATGAAAACATCAGAGGACAAACGCGAGTCTTTGGCGTACACTTGGGAGAATATCAACATCAATGCGTTAGCAATGCAAGTTGTGCCGTTGGCAAGCGTTGGACTTGACCCATTGCAACCAAATCACATTAACTTGATTCCGTACAAAAACAATCACACAAACAAGTTCGACATTACGCCAATAATTGGGTATCGTGGACTTGCTTTGAAGGCGATTAAATACGGTCTTGACACGCTGGAAGATGTGATTGTTGAGCTAGTTTATGCAAACGACATCTTTAAGTTAATCAAGAAGGACGCGAATAACAAAAACGATTCGTATTTATTTGAAGTTGTGAATCCTTTTGATCGTGGTGAACTAATCGGTGGCTTTTATTGCCAGAAGTACGCTAATTCAAAGTCGAACAACATTCGAGTATTTACGAAAGCGGACATTGAAAAACGCAAACCGAAATACGCAAGCGCAGAGTTTTGGGGTGGTGAAAAAGATGTATGGTCAGGCGGTAAAAAAGTCGGAAAAGAACAAGTTGAAGGATGGTACGATGAAATGGCGTACAAAACAATTTATCGTGCAGCTTACAATGATGTGATTATTGATAGTCAAAAAATTGACGCTCAATTTGCTAGTTTGAGCAATGTTCAAGACGAGTTCAATCACGAGCCAGCAAACACAACGGAAGATGTCAAACACGAGATTATTGAGGAAACCGCAACGCAAGAAATTACATTTGAGTTGCAACAACCGCAAGAAAATCCAGCAATTACACCTTCGCCAGACTTTTGATAATGAAACTCAAAATCATTTCATCAGGTAGTGTCGGAAATTCCTACATTCTAGAAAACCAAAACTCCGCGCTCTTAATCGAGTGCGGGGTGAAGGTGGATGAAGTAAAACAGGCGATTGATTTTGATGTATTTAAGATTAAAGGCGCAATTGTGTCTCACGCTCATTTGGACCATTCAAAGTACATGCACCAGGTATCACAACTAGGTATTCCATTATTCGCTTCCAGTGCAACGTTTGACAAAATGAAAACGCCAAGCGAATTGCGATACGGAATATTAAAGAACGGTCAACAAAAGCAAATCAATGAATTCAAAGTAAGTTCGTTTGACGCTTCGCATGACATCGACACGCTTGGATTTATCATTGAAGTAGGAGCCGAAAAAGTTTTTTTCTTGACTGATTCCTATAAGTTGATTTGGAACTTAAGTTCATGGAAATTCACGTGCGTAATGATTGAGGCGAATTATTGTGAGGACATTGTTAAAAGCAAGTCGGAGAGCTTCATCAATAAACGCCGTTTAAAGTCACACATGAGCATTCAAACGGCTATTTTAACGCTGGAAAAAATGGATTTAAGCGAGTGTAAAAACATTGTTTTACTTCATCTTAGTGATGGCGTATCAAATGAACGAGAGTTCAAAAGAATAACACAAGAGCGGTTCGGCATACCGGTAACAATTGCCACAAAAAACCAAGTATTAAACCTTAATAATTTTTAGAATGAAACAACGATTTTTAGTAAAAGTCAAGTACACGAAACAACTTGACAACGGAGCATTCAAACGAGTAAGCGAATTGTATTTGTTCGATGCTGAGAGCTACACGGATTGTGAAGCGCAAGTTTACGAGCATTTGGCTAGCGTAATTCGAGGTGAATTTATTATCATGAAAATGGATCGTTTTGATTGTGATGAGTTCATAGGTGCAGGCGAAAAGTTCTTCATTGTGAAACAAACCTACACCGATGTGGATGACCGAGAAATCAAAATGAAGTTACTTGTAGCTGACAACTTGATTGAAGGCGCAAAAACTCGCGTTGCGTTGTTTAACGATCAAATTAACTACACGACATTGCCAGAGGTAAAATCAATCGTAGAAACCAAAATTTTGGAATATTTTACAACGCAATATGCAACACAAGAAGCATGACAACAAAACAATTAGAACAAGCAAACAATTTGATTGATAGAATTTTGCATATTAAAAACGAAATTCACCATCAAGAAATCGCATTGAAATGTTTAGGACAAGACAAAGATGAAGGTCTTAAAAACATTGACTTTAAATTAGATATGGGTTCCAGAACGATTGCTTTTAATGTTCGTATTGATGAGATAATGCCACTTATGGAAATATCTGTAATCGATCAAATAGCAAAGCTCGCAAAACTTGAAAAACAATTAAAAGCATTATGAGCCTACAAACTAAATTCGAAACCAAGTTCGTAAACAAAGTCATTGCTTTTTGCTTAGCGAATCCTGGCATGACTCCGCACATGATTTGTCATTCATTCGGCTACAATAACAGCGTCAAGATAAATGACTTTATCAATGGAAATGGGAGCATATCGAGCCGAACAATGGGCAACATGATTGAGTTCATGGAGAAGTTTAATCGAAATAAACGAAAAAGGAAGTAACATGGAACACATATTAATTTTTTTTGGGACGTATATCAGTATACAATTAACAATCATAGTTTATCACATTAAAAAGAAGTAAATGAGCTACAAACGAAAAGAAAATTATGAAGCGTCAATGCTAGGTATTGGCGTTTCAGGAGCGTTAGTTATTGTAATTGCGCTTGGAGTATTAATTGATAAATTTTTGATATGACAATACTATTTTTTTGGTGGCTGATAGGGATGTATTCCTATGCCACAGGTCAAAACCTAATCAACAAAGTTGGAACACGATCATGGAGAACATCGCAAGTATTTAGGCTTCCAATTATTGGATTGCTTGGTATTTTTGTCACGTTTTGGTGTGCTTTAATTGTAAACGAATACAATCGCAAGAGATGAGAATAACAACAAGAAGAACACACGCGTTTGTGGATTTAAAAGTAGATGAAATTGAAACTACTATTTTTGGAAATACACATGAGATAAATGAGGTGATTGAAAACCTACAAGAAGTAATTGAAGAACTTGAAAAACTTAAACAACACCTAAAATCAGAATAAGATGAAAAAAGAAGCACAAACATTTGAACAAGCAGTAAAGCCATTAATGAAATGGTTAAGTGAAAACACACATCCGCATACAACAGCAATTGTAACGGGTAACCTTGCAGAGTTAGTTGAGGGAGTGGAGGTTGTGAAGACGGATGAATTTATTGTAGACTAAACAACAATGAAAAAAGCACTACAAATAACCGCATTCATTGTTCTGTTTCCTGCATGGGCGTACTTGTTTTTTGCTGATAGAATTTGGATGTACATGTTTCCATTTATCAAGAACGAATGGCACCAGAACTTAGCAAAGAATCACGATAAGCATTGGATAGCATTGCTCGGACTTTATCGCGTTTTTATGCTGTTGATATTCATTAGTATTTATAAATTTCTGACTTATGTTTTCTAGAATCAAAGCGTTTTTTACACGCAAAAAGACAATTCAAAACGGACTAACAAATAAGCAATACGAGCAAATCGGACGCATTATTGTTGATGTAGCTTTACGAGATAGGGCGTTCAATCGCGCGGTTTCACGCTTACCGATGTACACGAAACTACTTGAAATAATTGGAGCGCACCCCGAACAAAGAAAAGCGAGATTTATCGTAAGGATGTTCAAGTTATTCAAAAACAAATAACGCAAAGCCAACCACTTAGGTTGGCTTTTTCTTTACATTTATAAAAAATTTCGCAAATGGAGTTAATCAAACACGGTAAGAACGTTCACCAATTGAAGGTCGGCGGAAAGAATTTTAAACTCGCAATCCTTTCTGATTTACACTGGGATAATCCAAAATGCGATTGGGTTTTACTCAAAAAGCACATGGATTATTGCTTGAAAAATTCCATACCAATTATGCTCAATGGCGACACGTTTTGTTTGATGCAAGGTCGCGGAGATCGTAGATCCTCAAAAGATGACATTCGACCAGAACACAATAACTCGAAATATCTTGACTCAATTGTCGAAACGGCTGTCGAATGGTTTTCACCTTATGCGCATTTAATCACAGTAATTGGGTACGGAAATCATGAAAGTTCCATAATAAAATGGCAAGAAACCGACATTTTAAGACGCTTTGTTGACTTGCTAAATTATACGAACAACACAAACGTTCAAGTCGGAGGTTACGGAGGTTGGCTTATCATCAACTTAGATGACAAAAGTAAATCAGGCGGTGGAGCTTCATGTAAAATAAAATATTTTCACGGTTCTGGAGGCGGTGGAGTCGTAACAAAAGGAGCAATCAACTTAACACGCGCTTTGGAAATGTGCGAAGACTTCGATGTTTTCACAATGGGACACATTCACGAAAACGCAGCGCGTAACGATGTTCGCGAAAGCATTAGACACATTGGAGTGAAAGGTTATGAAATCATGCAACGTCAACTTCACTTGATGATTACCGGAACTTATAAGGAAGAATACGGAGTTGGCGCAGGAGGTTGGCACGTTGAACGAGGCGCGCCACCAAAGCCACTCGGAGGTCGTATTTTAACATTCAGCGTAAGACGTGAACAAAGAGACGGCGTTTCTAAATTTTATAAGTTCATCGACTCACATAAATTTAATTTGTAGTTTTACACTGATTCGTTTTTTTGTTTGATTGGTTAGGAAAGGAGTTGTTTGACATGGCAACTCCTTTTTTATGCACGAATATTTTGTAAATTTGACTAAACATTCAAGACATGGAAAGTAAGAAAACGACATCAAAAATACCATCAAAAACACCCCCGAAAAAACGAGGTCCAAAACCTGTTAAGAACACACCCGAAAACTTTTTCAAAGTATTGCAATTAATTGAATACGAAGGACTTAGTGAAAGAAAGGCGAGAGAAAGGCTAGGAGTACACCCCGATTTATTTGAAAAATGGTTGGATTCTGACGAATTAAATGCGAAACAATACGCGCGTGCATGTTCTAAACGTGCAGACTTAATTTTCGATGAAATCAAGGAACTTGCCGACAAACAAGGCGAAGACGTTTACATTGATGCTGACGGAAACAAACGCGTTGACCACAACGTGATTCACCGAAATAAATTGCAAATCGACACACGAAAATGGATGCTTTCTAAAATGCAACCGAAAAAGTACGGTGACAAATTAGACATCACTAGCGATCACGAAAAATTGAACCAGGTTGCTCAACACATACCTACCGAAATAATCCAACAAATTGCAGACAAGTTATAATGAAATCGAGGAAATATTAAGACTTGGAGCAAAAGATAATTTCGTACTTTTTTGCTATTACTACAATTACGACTTTTTCAAGGCGCGTCCATTCTTGAAAGAAATAGCGCAAGCGTTCCAAGAAGTTGCTGATGGCGACATCAAAACGCTTTCGGTATCGTTACCACCACGTGCAGGAAAATCGTACATAACAACGCTTTTTTGTGCTTGGATTCTTGGTAAATATCCTGAAGAAAGCGTCATGCGAAATACTTGCTCCGCTCGATTAGCTGAAAAACTTTCATACGATGCACGTGACGTTGTAAAGAGCGAAAAGTTCGCAAAGGTATTTCCACACGTTACATTGTCAAAAGATAAAGCCAGCGTAAGCGGATGGAATACAAATCAATCAAAACAAGTAGGTTATTTCGGTCAAGGAGTTGGTGGTACAATTATCGGGTTCGGTGCTTCAAAGCTCGCAATCACCGATGACCTTTTCCGCTCGATGGAAGACGCAATGTCGGAAACGATACGCGAGAAAACACATTCATGGAAAGAAGCAACGCACGATTCACGTAAAGAAACGGGATGCGCCGAGATTGATATTGGTACCAGGTGGACTCGTGACGATATTATCGGTAAAAATGCCGAGCAAGGATATTACGATAAGCAAATCATTGTGCCGGCACTTATTGAAGTTGACAACGAGCTTCGTTCATTTTGTGAAAGCGTAATGACAACGGAGGAGTATTTGTTGAAAAAGCAAAAGACCCGTGAAGAAATTTGGATGGCTGAGTACATGCAAACACCTGTTGATATCAAAGGTCGTTTGTTTGAAGATTTACGCTACTTTAAAGACATTGACGCAGTTAAAAAACACAGCGAAGGCGCATTCGCATACATTGACGTAGCAGACGAGGGAGGTGATTTCTTGTGTATGGTCGTTGGACACGTTGTTAACAAAGACGTGTTCATAACCGATGTAGTGTTCACGAAGGCAAATGTTGACGTAACAATTCCACGTTGTGCGATGGTGCTAAATGACAACAAAGTGAGCTATTCACGTGTTGAGACCAACGGAATGGGTGCGATATTCATTAAGATGTTGAGAGCGCAAACGAAAACGAAGTTGCTTCCTGTAATCAATAACCAAAACAAAGAGACGCGTATCATCATGAATTCAAGCTATGCGCTAAGACGTTTTAGATTCTTGGAAGGGCAAATTGGTGAATACGGGCAATTCATTCACAACTTGAAAAACTATCAAAAAGAAGGTAAAAACAAAAATGACGACGCACCGGATGCCGTTACAGGCTTCGCGCTATTTGTTCAATCGATGCTGCCGAAATTAGATTCCTAACAACTTGCGTTTTTCATCTTCACTAATCGTTGGCAAAATTGTAGTGATTTTCTCAACTGCCGTAGCTCGTTTCAATAGTGATTCAGCAGACTTCGTTTCATCTTCTTTGAGAACCGATATGTGTGTGAAATCAGGAACTAAATACATCCCTTCTTTATCAAGTCCGATTTGTTTTGTAATCTCATCGTACAAGATTTCAGTTGCCGGAATGATTGTCGAGTTGTACGCTTGACGTTCACCCATTTCCACGTTGGAGAATGTAGATCCTTTACCGCCTTCACCTTGTCCAAACATATGTTGATTTAATCCGTAAGCGTCAATGATTGCTAATTTGTCCGCGTTCATTTCTTCAAATAACATCAAGTCGCGCACTGGGAACGTCATAGGGTCAAACTTTAAAGGCTTGTCGCTTATGATTACTTCGCCTTCGTTACGTTTCTTTATGTCACGGCGTATCTTTTCAATATCCTCCGATTCGATAGGCATTGCCGAAATACCGTCCGAGTTGTTGCTCGATAAGATACCAAGAGAAAACATATTGACAAGTAAAACGTTTCGTTTCACATATTGCTTTTCCAAGTTTGACAATGGCATTTTTAAAGCGTCAATCTTTGACTTTGAGTCGAATAAATTTATACCGTCAATTTCTGAAATGTAAATAACTTCGTCCGGCATGAAGTCTTTGTAATCGTCAATTCGTGACGTTGGTATTTGGAATTTCTCGATGAAGCTCCCTAAGTCAACTGAAATCAAATTCTTTCCCGTAGGTACGATTTTCACGTTGTTGAATGCCAAAGGTAAAAGTTGCAATTTACCGAACGATCCATTTGGCGCATACACTAAAACGTTGTTTGTCACGCATTGGTTGATCGCGATCATCTTCATCATTTTACCCCACGTTTGCATTGCATTTGGGCGGTCAATCAATCGAAAAATATTATTTGCATTGAAGTCAACAACGTTTCCTTTTGAGTCTAATACCACAGGGTTGGCACTTGCGACCATGTCGGCATAGCGGTTAATCACTGCGTTGAGTTCTGGAATAGTATTATACAAGTTCCATTTATCGGAGGTGTTTACCCACTGAGGTGCTACGCTTCCAATTTGTTGAGTTGTGTAGTAATTCGAGTTACCCCATCCAAGTGCGGAGAAAAATTTTTGAATAATATCCATTTCAGAATTTTTTAATAATATTCACAAATTTAGATTAATTTTGATTCAAATACTTTTAAGATGAGTAAATTAACACCCAAAGAAATTGAAGCCATCAAGCAAATTAAAACGATTGTTAAGTCATCTAACGAAATTGTAAAGAAATGACAAGAGAGGAAAACATCAAGCACGTTCTAGCAAACAAAGAACTTTTGTTGGCTAAAAAAACCAGTGCAATCAAGCACGGCGATGTTATTTTTGCTTCTTATGGCGAAGTAAATAATAAAGTGGAAATCACAAAAGAAGACGGTGCGGATTCGTACCAAGTTGGAAAATTAAAACTTTCATTGTGTATAAATACCACAAATGTGATTGATTCACACATGGATTGTCACATACCAGGTCTTTGGAAAAAATCACTTTCCGAAACTAAAATGCTTCACTTATTACAAGAGCATGAAATGGAATTCGAGTACGTTATTGCGGATTCAATCAACAACGAATTCGTTGCAAGCACAAAACAAATCGCTTGGTCTAAACTTGGTGCGACTTACGAAGGTAGCACGCAAGCATTATTGTTTGACGTAACAATCGACTCGAAACGTAATCCTTTTATGTTTGAGCAATACAAAAACGGGTACGTGCTTAATCACTCGGTTGGCATGCGTTACGTTAAGTTGTTCATGTGCGTTGATACAAATGAGCCAAGCTACGCAAGCGAAAAAGCGAACTGGGATAAATACTACCCACAGGTAGCAAACAAAGAAGTTGCGGACATGCGCGGTTATTTTTGGGCGGTTACCGAAGCGAAAGTAATTGAAGGTAGTGCCGTTGTAAAAGGGTCAAATACAATCACTCCAGTGATGTCAATCACTGAGTTAACTGATAAAAGTTATTGCGAAATGTGTCAACAAGACACGCCAAATCTATCCGCAGATAATGGCGATGCGCTTTGTAAGACATGCGGAGTTCGCAAAGAAGCCGTCAACGATGACACTTCTAAAACACACGAGCCGTCTAAGGACACTCAAAAGGTCGAAGTTCCTGCCTTGGATTGGAACAAAATAATTGAAAACTTCTAAATCAGAAAAAATGACAACAGAAGAAGTAATCAAAGCCTTAGAGACAAAATTGGACGAAAAAGGCTTTGCAAGTAAAAGTGATGTTGAGGCAATTAATGCTTCCATCGAAGCGTTGAAAAACGAAAGCAATACGGATGCACTTAAAACTGCAATCACGGAAATCGAAACGCAAATCGCGTCTTTGAAAGAAACTCCGAAAGGAAACGAGAAATCTTTTAAATCGTTCAAAGATGCCTTGATGGGTGCGTTTGAAACGAGCAAAGAAGAACTTGAAGCGTCTTTGACGACTAAAGGAGCTAACGTAAATATCACTGTGAAAGCAGCGGTTACGGTAAGCGAAGCAAACACTATCTTAGGTGGTGATAGCGATTCACATTGGTTATTGACTGCCTTCACAGGTATCATTTCACCAATTCGTTCTCGTGTATCTCGTTACTTAGGTCTTGTTTCAGTTGGAACAATCAACAACCGTGTTGCGATGTGGGTTGAAGAATACAACGAGCAAGGTTTGCCTATCTTCATTGCTGAAGGTACAGCGAAAACAAAAATCTCTGTTCAGTACAAAGAGAAAGAAGCGAAAGTGAACAAAATCGCGGTTACTTGTAAAGTAACAACAGAGATGTTACGCGACTTGCCACAATTGGTTTCTTACTTACAATCGAACTTGATTCGTCGTATTGAAGTTGCAACGGTTGACGAGTTATTCGCAGGTGATGGAACATTAATCAATGGTTTGTTTGACTACGCTTCAGCGTTTACAGGTGGTGGTATCACAACCGCAGCACCGACTTACGCAGACGTTTTCCGTGCTTTGGCTTTACAAGTGCAAAAAGCATACGGAACGGCTACGGCGGTATTCGTTAATCCAGACATTTTGGCTACAATGGATATGCAAAAATCAGTTGATGGTATTTACCAAATCCCACCATTTAGAAGCGCAGACGGTACAATGGTTGCAGGAATGCAATTGATCGCTGAAACTTCTTTAGTTGGTGCGGACTACGATTTCGTAGGTGGTGATTTATCAGTGATTAACGTTCGTTTCCGCGAAGGTCTTTCATTGAATATCGGTCAAGAAAATGACGATTTCTCTAAAAACTTACGTACAATTCTTGCTGAGCAAGCGTTAGTACAATTCGTATCTGCAAACGATACGCAAGTATTAGTGAAAGGTGTCATGGCTGACGCAATCGCGTTGATTACTGACTAAGGTCAATAATTAGTCACATTTGCCCCGACATTAACCTACGCGGTTTGTCGGGGTTTGTGGCGTAAAAAAAGCTACGTTATGAAAATTACACTTACAGAAAAGTTCTCTAAAGAGAAAGCAGGAAAATCCATTGATGTATCGGACGCAGTCGCTAACGATCTAATCAAAGAAGGTAAAGCAATCAAAGGGGAAGCAAAGGAAAAAGCACCTAAGAAAGGCGCAAAAGTTGTTGAAATGGTTGCGGAAGAAGCGCAAGCACCTGAAGCACCTGAAACAGAATCAAAAGAAGAAATCGTAATCGAATAAATATGCCAGCACCTACTTATTTCTTATCAGTTGAATCATTTGTTAATCGTTACCAACTTTCGGTGGCATTTAAGAACGGAACTGCCTTAATTGAGCAATACATTCACCTGTATGAAAAAAAGTATTTGTACCAGCTATTCGGCAAAGAATTAGCCGATTTATTCTATGATGACGATTCAGTCGCTAGATTCGAAGACATTAAGAGCGAGTTTACATTTGAAGTTGAATACAACGGATGCGCTCGCTCTTATTTTTGTACAGGACTAACCGACATTTTGAGCGCACTTGTTTACGTTCACTATTCACGTGAACAATTACAAATATCAACAAGCATTGGACAAATCAAACCAAGCGTTGAAGCTGGGAGCGTTGCCAACGATAACTACACGAATACAATCGTGTTATTCAATCAAGCGGTGAAAAGCTCCGCAATTTTGCAACGATTCCTTGAAGCAAACAAAGACACATACCCCGAATATCGAGGTGTCGAATTAGATTCTATTTGGTTCGCATGAGACTAATATCAGAAATAATCGAGCAGGAGATTATCAATAAACTTGATAACACTTTGCGCGTTTTGTCTTTTTCACAAGTAGCAAACAACGAACAAGTCGTAACATTTTGCAATGTGAAATGGATTAAACTTTACGAGTTCGCGTATGTAAATGGTGTCGAGCTTCAGGTCAAGTCAATCGATGGAAATGAAGTCACGTTTAAAATCACAAGTCAATCAATCAACTATCAAACATTAGTCACAATCAAGAAACCGTTGTTTTTCAATGGCACGCTTTCAAACACAAAATACGAATGGTTGAAGTATTTGAATGATGACGGAATAAATAGCGAGCGTTCAAAACTCCCATTTATTTGGTTGGTATCACCAACGGATGAAATCACAAACGGATTCGAGCAAGGAAGCACCAGAACTTCACAATGTAAACTATGGTTTATTCATTGGTCGGATTGGAACTTACTTAACATTGATCGTCAAGATGAAGCGGTAAAACCGTTGTACGCTTTGATGGATGAGTTCCAAAGAACGATACTTCGCAACGCTTCATTCTTCAAAGGATTTAATTCATTTACCACTAGGGACTTTCCGAAATTTGGAACGGAAAGCCAAAATGGTATTGAAAAACAGATATTTGATTCAACACTAAGCGCGGTTGAATTTGATGTGAATTTAGAAATTTACGCACGATATTGTGAAAATTGCTAATTTTGATACGATTATTAATCTTTAAATTATTTTAAAATGGCTGGAATTGCTGGATGTAACTGCAACGGACAAATTGGAAACACAGGCTTTCCAAATGTCAAACCCTTCGGATTAACTTCTGGAGTTTTTTTAATGCCAATTTTGGCAAGCGATGGAACTCGCAACGGATTCGATTTAACAAGTGCTACTTTAGCAGATGACTTGTTAGATGCAATCAATAATCCTGATCCGTCAAAACGTCTTTATCCGTTTAACAACTTGCGTAACGTAACGCATACGGAAGCAGACCCGAACTATGAAACTGCCGACAATGGTGAGCGTTTCAAAACTCGTGATGGAGTTAAGACCGTAACATTCGAATGTTGGGGAGTGAACGAACAATTCTACGCTAAAGTAGCTGACAATTGTGTGAACTTCGGTGTTTACTTGATTGACGTTTGTGGAAACTTGAAAGGACAAAAAGAAGGAACGGACTTATATCCACGTCCTGTGAATCGTTATTCTTACGATGCAAGATTCATGGATGCGACTGCCGATACAGGAACAAAAGTAATGATCCAAATGGATTACTCTTTGTTGACAAATGACGGTGACCAATGGATGATTCCTGCGGACTTATTCGCTCCTTATTCAGCTTTAGAGTTGAACGGAATGATTGACGTGAATTTAGATATTACGGTTGATGATGATACAACACTAATCGTTAAAGCAACGTTTGACTACGGAAACGCAGTTGTACAATTGCCTTGGACGGGTGCGGTATTAGGTGACTTTACTGCTAAAAACGTAACAACGTCAACAAACATCACAATCGCTTCAGTTACTGAGTCGGCAACGGTACCAGGAACTTATACAATTACAATCCCATCGCAAACAGCAGGAAACGATTGTACATTAAAAGCGTTCCATGCTGCAACCGGTAACTTAGTGTTCGGATTCGAAAGCGCAGTAACTGCATTTGAAGCACAATAATAGAACAATGATAGTTATAAACGGAGTTCAATTCAATCGTGATTTTCTTGCTTGTAATAGCTTGGAAGTTGTTTTAAGTACAATGAAGTCAGTTCCTGAAAGCATTGTGCGAGAAGCGTTTGAAATAGCGAACCCAACACCAAAGAAAAGGGTGCGTAAAAAATAACTTGTTCATTATAAACTGAAAAGGGCGTTAAACAACGCCCTTTTTTTGTTACTTTGTATTTGTTATGGCAATAGGACAAAGTAAGTTACACGCGATTTTATCTAAGGGACGCATGCTCTCGGAGTCCGTTGCTTGGTTCAATGCTTTTTCGCCAACGACAAGACGCGAAATAATCGAGTTTGTACAACAAGACCAGTTGATGGATAAAGGAATCGATGGCGATAATAAAGTGATTGGATATTACTCGTATTTGACTTCATTAATAAATCCAAAAAAGAAATTTAACACACCATACACTTTATACGATACCGGTGAATTTTATCGCTCGATGTATGTGCGCGTTCTACTTGATGCGATCACCATTGAAGGCGACACGCGCAAAATGGAAGATAAAAGATGGTGGCACGATTCAATTTTAAGCCTTACAGATGAAAACATTGCAAAACTTCGCGTCATTATTCGCGATTCGTACATTAAAGAAATCAAATCAATCTTATTCAACTATTGACGATTTTCCATTGTATAATTGGGAAAAGTGCCAAAGTGGAGACATGCGCTACGTTAATCGAGACGCAAAGTCCACGAAATACGACGAGATTATTTGGTTAAAATTATACAATGAATACCTTGAAAGGTTCGGCATTGGTGAAGGACTTGAATACTTTTTAAAGCTCAAAATTCACTTGGTTAAATTACGTCTTCAATTTATCCAAACAAATGATTTATTTTTGTTAAATCAAATCAAGGTTGCGGAAGCTCAAATGATTAGCGCAGACCCTAGCAAATTGCAAGGAATGACTACTCAACAATGCCTCGTTCATTTATCAAAATGGATGGGTACAATTGTAAGAGCAAAAGAAATAACGATTGTAGAATTTAAAGAAATGTTCGAGGAATATGCAAGAAGCAGTAAAAAAGAGTGATTTAGTAACAGGTTCACCATTCGAAGAAATCGGCAGGGAAGTAGCTGCAACGCTCGGCATTTTAGAAAAATTTGATAGTGAGCTTCGTAGCATTGCTAAAACGATGAATGGAGAGTTGGCAACCGCTCAAAAGAAAACCGTTCAAGATATAAACGCAATCAATCAAGCCGAGATTGAAAGCGAAAAACTACTACAACAAAAGTTAAGAACTGAAAAGTTACAACTTGATTTACGCCAAAAGCAAGAGCGAATGGCGAAGCAAGCGCAAACGCAAGCCGAAAAAGACGCACGTACCACAGCAACACAAATACGCAACCAAGAACGATTAAACTCGGTTTATTCTCGTGTTGACCAAAAGTTGTCGGCAATGACAAAAACCTACCGAGATTTAGCGATTCGCAAAGAACTTGGCGTTAAGTTATCAAATGACGAGCAAAGAAGTTACGACTACTTACAAGCTAAAATCCAGAAGTACGACAACGCTTTAAAGACGGTTGACGGCACAATGGGCAAGCACCAACGTAACGTCGGTAATTATAAGTCCGCATACGATGGTCTCGGATTTAGTTTTATGCAATTAACACGTGAGGCTCCAGCGTTTGCCAATTCAATGCAAACTGGATTTATGGCAATTTCGAACAATTTACCGATGTTCTTTGATGAAATTAGCAAGATAAAAAAAGCGAATATTGATTTGGCAGCTTCAGGACAACCAGTTCAAAGTGTATTTGGTCAAATAGCAAAATCGGTATTTTCATTCCAAACATTATTGTCTGTTGGCGTTACTTTACTAACGTTATACGGCGCGCAAATTGCTGATTTTTTAGGAAAAATGTTCAAAGTTTCGCAAGAACAAGAAGTACAAATAAATCAACAAAAGATTATCAATAAAGACCGTAAAGAGTCGGCTAAGTTTATAGCAGACGAAAGTAGCGAGTTGATTGGTAACATAAACGCGTTGAGAAAAACCAACGCAGGAAGTGCAGAGCGAGCGAAAATGATTAAGTTGATTAATTCAACGCACGGTACTACAATCAAGAATTTAAAGGATGAAGCGTATTTTCAAGAACAACTTAACAATCAAGTTCAATCATTCTTGGAGAAAAAAATAGCAGAATACAAGTCAAAAAAGAATGAAACTTTAATTAACATGAACTTGCAAAAGCAAGACAAGTTAAGAGCTTCGATTAAAGATCAAGAAGAAAGGGTAAAAATAGCGCAAAGGAATTATGATATTGACGTCAAAATTCAAGCTCTTCAGGAGAAAAAATTAAAAGCAGGCGGGCGTAATTCAGCTGAAAGGCAAAACATAAAAGACATTGAAGCGCAACAGCTAGCGCTTCAAAAGCAAAAAGTATTTTTAGAAAGAGAAGGTGATAATAAATTCTTATTAAGAAACTCATCTACATTAAAAGAAGAGCAAGCAGCATTGACGGCTTTAAATAATGAATTGACTGGTACCATTAAAAGGTCATTGACTTACGATGTTGTAGTAGAAGAAGATACTAAGCTAACAGGTGAAAATACCGAGTCCAAAAAAGAACTAAACACCGAATTAGAGCGCACAAACGAGTATTTACGCATTCAAGCACAATTGCTTCACGAACTCGCACAATTGCGTTACACGGAACAAATAACGGCATTGGATAGACAATTCAAAGCAGAACTAAAAGCACAGGAAGACTTAGCCGAAAAAACAGGTCAATTCTCACTTGATGCGCTTTACAATTTGCTTGATGAAAAAGCGAAGATTCAAAAAGAGGCATTAAAAGAGCAGGAGAATTACGACCTTACTCAATTGGCTACTAAGTACCAAAACGAAACATGGGCGGAATACCAAGCGTTAGAAGATAGAAAAAAGAAACTTTTAGCACAAGAAGGATTAACAGCCGAGCAAAAATTGAGCATTGAAAATCAATATCAAGAGGACAAAAAAGTAATTGATGCAAATGACATTAAGCGCATAGCGGATTACGATTTGCAAGTTGAATTAATGCAGAAAAAAACAGGTGATGAAAGCGTTGCGATTGATGTAGAGGTAGCGGATAAGAAGTTGGAAATCAACGAAAATCTAACCGACAAGCAAAAAGAGAATAGCGATAAGGTGAAGGAAAATGATAAAAAGAATGCTAAGGAAGCATTCGAGTTCATGCAATCCATTCAACAAGCGATCACCGACATGCTCAAAGAACAGATTGATCGCCGTATTGCTTTGCTTAAAAAAGAAGAAGAAGCCGCGAAAAGTCAACAAGACTATTTACAGAACTTAGCCGCACAAGGTAATATTTATGCTCAACAATCAATCACCGAGCAAATACAAATCCAACGCGATGCACAAGCCGAACAAATGCGACTTGAAAAGCAAAAGCAATCAATCGAACTTATTTCTACGGGATTGAAGACGTTTGAAAGCGCATTGAACGAAGGTAAGTCACCAGGTGAAGCACTTGCGTCAACAATCGTAAGCACAACGGTACTTACTTCATTCTTAAAGAACTTACAATTTTACGAGAAAGGAACGATGAACGCGCCAGGTGGTTTATCGGTAGTTGATGAGAAAGGTCAAGAGATGATTACCGATAGACTTGGGAACATCAAAGAACTTGGTCCCGGAAAGGGTCCACGTTTCACAATGCTAAATCGAGGTGATAAAGTTTACACGGCTTCGCAAACCGCGTCAATGCTTAGCGCGTTTGATAATCACGGTAACGCTTCAAAACTTAGCAAAATGGACAAAGCAGGTACTTCATTTGATTTGATGAACATGACTAAGGAAATCAAAGTATTACAGGATATTGTAGCGAACAAATCAGAGACAAATATCGCTTGGCAATCATTCGCTTCAGGAATTAATGAAATTGTGCAAACAAAGCACGCAAATGGAGTCATTAGTCGAAACCGATTTAGAATCAATTAATCATGATTAGATACTTTTTAAACGGCACGGAATGCAATCCAGCGAACAAAGATTCGGTTAACTACGTCTTTAATTTTGAAGATCGTAGAATCAGTCAACTTGAACTTTCAGTCGATACGCTCGAATTTGTGAATGAAGATAGGATTGCAATCAAATCATGGATTGAAACATACGGCTACTTTGTTGGCATGCCCTTAGACATCAAGTATTCAAACGGTACAATCGTAAAGTACATACTTGACTTTCAAGACCCAGCATTTCGCGAAAAAGAACGCTCATACAAAGTCAAGCTAAAGAAATACAAAGGCGTTGACAATTTCTTTGATAATGCGGACGGAATGGCGTTTAGTTTAGTTAATTGGTCACCGAGCGATTTCACACAAGTTGACTATGTAATCATTCCTGAAGGTCAAGCAAATTACTTCATTTCATTGATGCTTGCGACATTTGCACTTAGTCAAGAAATCGCAAAGGCAGTTGATGAGATTCAACAAAGTATTGGAGACCTTTTCGCAGCAGCAACACCAATACCAGGACTTTCACCAACGGGACCAACCGTTTCCTATAATGTACCCGCCATTGTAGTAGCAGGAATTAAATTAGCTGCACGCGTTGCGTATGCGATTTTTATTGTCATTGCATTAGTCAAGTTATTGACTGAAATAATCAATGTAATTTTTCCTGTAATCCGTCAATTTAAAGCAATAAAAGTCAAAACGCTATTTGAGAAATCATGCGCGTTTCTTGGGTATTCAGTAAGCTCAACACTTTTGAACTCGCTTACACCTTTGACAATTTTACCTGTACCATTGAAGTCGAAAAAAAATTCATGGTTTTTGGAATTAATCGCACCTAATACGCTCGCTTATACAAATGGCTATCCAAGTTCACGCGATTCGGTTAAAACGCTAGGTCAACTTATTTCGGCACTTGAAGACACGTTTAACGCGAAGATTAAAGTATCAAATGGTATTGTAACGTTTGAACAAGAAAACTTCTTTTTACAAACACCAAACACAGGACTATTAAGCGCGTTCAATCTACAAAGCGAATTACAAAGCGAACACTCGCAAAATAGTGATGAAATTTCAAAGCGAAGGGTAGTGCAATTTCAAACTGACCCGACTGACTTCAATACATTTGATGACACTTTTCAAAGTCTATTTGAGATTTCGAGCGAAGTGGAAAACTCACCTGATCGCGCACTTGAATTAATCAGAGGCTACGATTTAATCAACATCCCATTTGCACGAGGCACGAACAAAGGTTCGCTTAATTTCTTGGAGCGTTCCGCTAAAGTTTTGGCGCGAGCTGTTGACTTATTTTGTGGATCCAATTTAACGTCAAAGGTGAACGCGCGAAAAAACGTAATGCAGGTATCTTCACAATATTTTAGCGTTACAAAATTGCTATGGATGAACGGTACGCGCCTGCACCAGGAACAAACCAATTTCATAGGAGCGCAAGCAATCATGTTGAATTATTGGTATTCACGTTTCATTGAAAATAATCAAAAGAATATTTACGATTCAATGCCGGTTGCAATGACTGAAAACGAACTATTTGCATTGTTTCAAAACAACTTTATAACGATGGACAACGGGCAAGTTGCCGAAATCGTGAGCGTACAATGGAGTGAGCTTCAAGCTAAAGCAATGGTAACCTACAACGTACTAAGACCGAGAATAAACGAAAAAAGCGTACAAATCAATGGATAATTTAAAAGACATTTTAGGTAAGGACATTCCCAACGTTTTGAAGGCTTTTCAAGACCTTGAAAAAAGGATAACACCAGAGCTTCACAAGATTAATCAACATCGCGATGAAATTCCATCGGATTTATTAGCTAAATTTGATTCGGCAATGAATGACATTAAAGAGGCAAAGGAAAAATTAAAGCAACATGGCATTAACAATAACTAATAAAAATTATTCCACTCGAAATCACCCATCGGGAAATGCCTTTTTGCTCGCAAATAGCGGTCAATTCATTGAGGAAAAAATCACCGTAGTTTGTGAATTCGATTTCACAAGTGCTTCCAATTTACCGGTAACTTTTCCAAGTATTTACGAAATTCAATTACTCGGTGGCGATTGGCAAACGAAAGGCTTTGCAGTTGGTCACACAATTTTACTTACAGGTTCGATTACTTGGTCGGGTGGTGTCTTTTCGTACTCAGCTTCGCCTTATGTGATTACTTCG